AACTACAAGTCATACGCTGATTTGAAGAAGAAACTCTTTGAAGTAATTGGCGAAGTAGATGTAGCAAGTACATTTACTACCGAACAACATATTGAGTTGAATACAACTAAGGAACCGGTGACGCCCAATTCGGTTGAGTCTTCAACGGAAGCGGTAGCCCCGACAAGCTCAAGTGAAAGTGATACAGGTGAATCTGATGAAGATACGTTATCGTACTTCGCAAAACTCGCCCAAAGTTAATTCACTGGTAAGCAAGTCCTAAGATTATAGGGGTGAGCCAATTCCTAACGGTTCGAGAGGTGGTCTTAATTGGCCACCTCTTTTTTAGTACGCAAAAGAGTTAGCAGTTCTATCAATTAAACCGCTATCGTTATAAGTTACGCTTTCGACCTTTGGAGCATTTGTTGTTCTTGAATCCACGATCGCGTTTGTCATCGAAGCGCGATTTGCTTCAGATTGTTCTCTGCTTACGTCAGCAGTTTCAGTTACTACTCTATGAATAATAAGACCTGTAACTTTATCAAGTTTTTTGAAGTCGATTTTGTCCAAACCCTTATCAATGTCTTTAAGCAAATCGTGTATTGCATCACCAGCATCTGAAATTTCTGCTTTAAATCCGGTTTTTAAAGATTCACTAATTTGTTTTAAAATTACAGGAATTTTTTCTAATGGTGCAATACCTCGTTCTAACGAAGGCCCAAGATTGGCAATTTCTTTCAATTGTTCAATAGGGCTTTCAGCACCAAAAAGTTTGCTAAATCCTTCGCCAATCGATCCTAATATTTTACCAATTGTTCCACCAGCGCCAAACGCTGCAAGTGATGCACCAACTGCAGTAATACCCGCGGCAACTGATAATAATGAAGCGCCATCAAGTGCACCAAGTTCTTGAATTTCAGTACTAATTGTCTGTATAAGACCTCCTATACTAGAAGTCGCTCTTTCAAACGCTGTTACTAGTACATCAATTGTTCCACCAATAAACCCTTGAACAATTTCAGAAAGAGAACCAAAGTTAGTAATTAATCTATCAATGAAATCATTAATGATTGGCTGAAATTGTTTAAGCGCTGGCATTACATGCTCATTTAAAGCAGCACCAAACATTTGAAACGCTTTTGCAGCAGGTAACATTGCAAGTGCCAATACACCAATTGCAGCCGCGCCAATTAATATTGCAGGTGAAGCAAAACTTAATGCGGCAGCTGCAACGGTTAAACCGGCTAATACTGTTAGTCCTACTTTAACAGCATCCCACGTTACTTCACTAAATTCTTGAAACGCCTTTGCTGCAGGAATTAACGATGCACCGATTGCAGCAATTGCTATAGCACCTTTAATTACTCTGCCAAAGTTTTTACCAACTGCAGCAAATCCAGCACCAATGCCTTTAACTAGACCACCAATTCCTGCACCTAAACTTTTTCCAATTTTACCAAGTGCACCAACACCACCACTTGCTTTTACATCACCTCCAGCTGAAGGCGCGCCAGACATATTTTCAATAGACTCTGCTATTCGTACTAATAAAGCCTTTTGCTCTTTACGCTTTTCAGCATCTGCTAAATCATTACCCTTTTCCATTGGTGCAGATGCATTAATCGATGCAATAGCGTTTAAGGTATCGTTACCAATTTCAACCAGTTTATCGAATTTTGTGGTAAGTTCACCCCTTAAACTATCAATAGCCTTTCCAAGTCCTTGAAGAGATTTTTGTTCTTTACGATTTTTAAAAAAGTTACCAATGCCGCTAAATCCTTTTTTAAGAAAATCAAATGGTGCTATTAACGCCGATTTAATTCCTTCAAAAGGAGCAGTGATTGTATTTTTTAGTGCAGCAAATGGAGCAGTGATTGAAGATTTTAAAGTACCTAAAGAGCCTTTAATAGAATTACCTAATTTGCTTAATGCAATAGATGTAGTTTTCTTATCGCTCTTTGAGTCTTTACTTCCTTTTTTGATGAGGCCTTCAATATCTTTTAACTTATTGACTACATCATCTAAACTGTTATCTTCATTTGCCATTTATTTTAAATTAGAGTTTTTAATCTTTTCGTTTTCTTCTTTGATGTGTTCCATTAAAAGTGAAACGTAAATTTGCCTCTCCCATGGAATCATATTATCAAGTTCTGTTAAACTATATTTATGGTGTTGGGCCATAGAAAAGTTAGTTTGATAGTGATTTATTAGTGAATCATGCGACAGGCCTAGGTAAAAAAAGACTGAATTCCTTCTAATGTTATAGTGTTTTCGTGGCCGCACTCAGAACATACAAATTTAACTTCGTATGAAAGCTTTGGCTGATTGGTTAAATATTCTTGAATCTTTTCGATCTGTGTATGGTTTAATGATTCAACAAACTCGTATAATTCCTTTTTAGACGATTCTTTAGAGTCATATACGTTATCTTCATCATAAATTGAATCAATAACGAGTGTAATAGTCTCAACAATATCAGCATCTTCTTCAATTTTACTCATATCAGATAAAGATAAAGGCTTAAGAACAATGCCGATCGAATCATTTAATTGGATCTTATTGCTTACTTCCTTTTCAGGATATTTGACTTCAACTTCTTTAAGGTTGATGGTTACTTCATTCTCGTGCGCGCACTCAGAACATTTGAATTTAACGTCTGCAGTTTCTCCAACGCTAATAGCGCGTAATTGCAAAAACAAATATTCTACATCATAGCTCGTAAGTTCATTTACTTTTATTTTATTAAACGAACAGGCAGAAATAATCTCTTTCATTGCCTTTACGATCTGCGCGGTATTGCTTGATTCTTGCGCGATCATAAGAATCTTTTCTTCTTTTACAAGAAAAGGTCTAATTTCATACGATTGTTTTGTCGAAGGTATGACTACTTCATACTTCGGCGATTCTAGTTTTGGTAATGTCATAATTTATATCACTTTTTTATATTAATCTTCGTATTCCTCCTACTATTTCTTTAACACCTGAAAGTACGGAGGAAATAGCTCCTTCAGGTTCAAAATCGTCATACGCCATAGTAACACTTAATTTTTGTGTTTCAGTTCCAGCGTTAGTCAAATCAATTGTAGCCAATGTAACAGGAAAGGCGTTTTTAAGCCTTATACCATAAATTGGTGTATTGTTTTGATCAAGTTGTTGTATAATTATGTCTGAAACATAATTGGCTTTATAGTTTAATTTATAAGACTCTTGATCTATTATTAGACCAGACCACTTATCAAATAATTTTTTCATATAATAATCATTTGTTAAATGAAAAGTAAATGTAATATCTTCGTTAAAATAGCCATTAGGTCTTTTGGTTGTTTGCCTAAAATCTGTGTGGTCAATTGTCTGTATTTGTCTACCTGGTAAAGAGCATGATTCACACAATAACGCTACATCTCTTGGATCGTTAATAAGTGACATAGGATCGAATGTTCCACTCAATAGTGATGCACCTACACCTTGTAAATCGATGTTTAAAAGACTTGCTTGGGGCGGAGTCATAATAACAACGAATCTATTTTGTGGTGCTAAACCTCCATGCTTTCCAATATTGGCCTTAAAGGAATCAATGGTGCTTGGGTTAAGGGCGTTTTTAACTGTATCTATAAAGCTCATTTATATCATTCTTTTTGAGTCGGTCCAAACGGACGATGTACTCTTTTTCTTAAAGTTTTCGGTTGGTAAAAACAAAACAGTTTCCCACTCACTTGCTGGAACTTCAACCATTTTAGATCGTACGTGTTCACTCAAGTAGTGTTTAAAACATGGACCATACATACTTAATTTTGAAGCACTCTTTAAAAGATTATAGGATAGTCTTAAGCGAGTACTTAAATCATAGCGTTTATTTGTACTATAATCAGTAAGGCGATCAAAGAAAAGGGCACGTTGCTTATATGGTAAGTAGTGTAAGTTTAATCCATAAAAACCACCTTTTGCCTTTTCTACCATAAAAATTAAAGGGAATCTATCATAATAAGGAAGTGTTTTCTTGTGTTTGGGATCATAGAAAAAATGAAACATGCGACCAGGCAATGGACGACTTCTTTGTTTCAAATTTTCATCCTTTAAAAGCGCTTGTCTGTTTATAGACTTCATACCTCTTAACTGATTTTTAAACCAATTAAGAGACTTTTCAGTATTCTTTTCAACACCAGCTTTAAATGCTTGTGATTGCAATCTATCTATGTACGATATAGCCATTATATCTATTTATACTATGTGAGCAACTTTATTCCTAAACCTTTAATTGTGTCTTCAGTCCAAATTTGAAATATCATACCATTTTTTTGAGCATACACTTTAGCAGATTCCCATTTAGATATGTTTTTAGCGTATGTCATAACTTCTTTTAAATACTTTTTCGTCTTTCGCTTTGGTTCTTTTGGCGGAGCTGTTTGATTTTTGGGTTTAACTTCAATCAAATACTTCTTGCCATCTTTCATTCTTATAAAAAAGTCTGTAAAATACCTATGGGTCTGTCCATCAGTTTTACAACGATATCGTATAACAATCTCTTCTGAATTCCATCCAATAACACTTGGATTATTGTCAAGCCACCGCATAACCTGTCTTTCCCAAAGTGATCGATATTTAATGTTTGAAGTATTTCCTTCGTATTTTCCTACGTTCTTTGGTTTATATCGTCCTGAATAAGTCATGATTTTATTATAAATAACTACAAAAGGTATTTATATGTCATTTCTATCAAAGCTAACACAGGAACTATTTGGTAATTTTAAAGGATTATCGATAAATAATAAAGGACTATTACAATATCCTTTAGATCTAACGAGTACGCCTAAACAGCAAGTTGTTATGCTTACTGCCTATACAAAAGAAGGAGAAAAGGTAGTACCACAAACAGTTTATTTACCATGCCCAGCAGGTATTGGTTTTAATGATGGCGGAGCGTATGGTACTATAGATTTAGGAATACTTGGAACTGTTGGCGCAGGCGCAGTTGAAGCAGCTACAGAAGCGTCAGCAGGTGGTGCAGGATTTCTTGGTTCTGCAGGTGCAGGTATAGGTTCTGTTGTTAATCAAGCGTCTACTCTTAAAGGTGGCCAAGCCGCAACAATTGGCATGTCGATGACACCGTTTGCTGAACAAGCAAAACTATCACAAAGAGCGTTAATTAATCCAAATACCAATAGTAATTTTACAGGCAATACAGTTAGACAGTTTAGCTTTAGCTTTAAAATGATTGCAAATAGCGAAGCTGAAGCTGAAGCAATACGTCAAATACATCAGCGTTTCCGTCATTATACATACGCTAAACCTCAGACTGGCGAAAATAAATTCACCTTAGACTATCCACCAGTTTGGACAATTAAATTTATCGATTTTGAAACAGGTAAAGAGAATAAATTTATTCCAGCAATATACAGCTCTTATTTAACAACAGTAAATACTAATTTTAATGCTGGCCAAAGCATGTTCTTTACAGACGGCGCGCCACTCGAAGTTGATATGGCTATTACGTACCAAGAAACAAGAGTACTTACTCGTGATGATTTAATTAAAATGGAATCAGGTCAAATGAATGAAAGACAAATTGGCTCTGATGGACAGCCTACAATGTTACAATCCGGAACAGATTCAAATTCAGAAAAAATACCAGCAAAAGACTAAATACTAATGAGCCTTTTTAAACAGTTTCCTACAAAAGAATATGATATAGCATCAATTGGACAGCTTCAAACTATTATTGATATATCTCGTGCAGTTGACGTAAACGACATTTTAGCAAAAGATTCAGTTGCATACACCAAATACGATATAATCGATGGTGCACGGCCTGATATTATTTCGCAATTGTTATACAATACGCCTGAATACTATTGGACGTTCTTTATCGTAAACGACCATTTAAAGGATGGCTACCGCGCTTGGCCTAAAAGTCAATTAACGCTTGAAAAATTCATTAGCGATAAGTATGATAGGCTTATTCTAACAGTTCCAAATGCTGGTAACATTCAAAACGAATTTCCCTTTAATCAGTACGTTACAATGTACAATAGAGATAATCCTGTAGAAAGGATGTATTTTGACGAGTATGATCCCGAAACGTATGCTATTAAATTTAAAAGAACAAACGATACAGACTTTAATTCGATAATTGGTTCTAGCCCAGGTGACTTATCCTTTTATCAGTTTATAAATCCTTATAATATTTTTAGCAAAGAATATCAAGAGGTCGAATTAATAAAGAAACAGTGGAATATTGATTTTTATAATTATATGTCGAACATTGACGCTGGAACCTTTAGTTATTATTACGGGCGAGCATTCCCTGATGGTACTAACTTAACTGTTGGTAGCGATGCCTTTTATCAGCAATTTGCTGATCATATGGCAAATGAAGAGCCTTATTACATTTATACAAGCATTCTTCTTGAAAAAAACGCACCTCACCATTATTTAAATAAAGACGGTGAAAGAGTATCGGCCTATGAAGCCTTTAATCCAAATAACGTTTTTAGCTCGAGTCCTACGTATATAACAAATACTGAGTATGAAAATACTCTCAATGATTCGAAACAGGAAATTAAAATCATTCGACCAGAAAGAATTGACGAATTTGCTCGTAGATTTAAAGAATTGATTAATGAATAGTGGACTTACAGAACAGGGTAAATCAATTGTACCCTCGGCATATCTTGTTAACAGTATTAAATTGACGAATCATAAGGGTGAAACCTTTGATATTCAACACTTAATCACTGAGTTTAGCATAAAAGAGAGTATATATTCACCAACGCTTATTGCCTCTTTTAGCGTAAAAGATGCTACAAATCTGATTGAATTTCACTCGTTAATTGGTCAGGAAAGAATCACGATCGATATTACAAAGACCGACGAGGACAATGTAAAGGAATTAAAACTATCGTTTATCGTGACTGAATATCCTCTTTATTCTAAACAAAATAACGATCAGCTGCAAGTGTTTACCTTTTCTGCAATATCAGAACATGCTTATATATCACGTATTTCAAAGATATCGCGAGCGTATGATGGCAATACAACCGATATTATTCAAAAGATTTTAACAGGCGACTGCAAAATAGAACAAGAAAGCCTGAATATTGTACAATCAAATACAGCGTGTAAGGGAATATATCCGTATCAGCAACCCTTACAGGTCGCAAAAAGATTACTTGATGTATCGTCAAACGATTTACAGTCACCTTATTATATGTTTGAAACACTGAATGGAAAAATAAACGTACTTCCATTATCTGAAATGTTGAGTCAAACACCATTTGATAACTATATTAAGTCAAAAGAATACACCGCAAATCCAATGGGTAAAGAAGATTATAACGAAAGACGACGCAAAATACTTTCGATTACTTCTGATTTGAAGCTTGGCACAGTCTTTCAGATGGCGGAAGGTGCTTATGCTTCTGAAACAAATACGGTTGATATCGCGACCAAAACATATACACAAACACCTTATAAGTACACTGAACACTTTAAGGCGAGTCAAACAAATAATCTATCAGATAGCTTTACAGTCGACGAAAAGCCTCTTACAGACTATACAAAAGCGCGTATTGACTATATTTCACAGAATAGTTTATCCTTTAACGAGGACACAAAACAGAATATGAATACCGAAAGGTCGAAACACGGTTCACTTATACAGGCACATAACGAACTTCTCGATACACTCACACACGATATATCATTATACGGCGACCTCGACCTGACAGCAGGAACACTGATTACACTCACTTTACCGAAAGCAATATCACCTGACGCAAAAAAGACACTTGGCTATTCACAAAACGATACAGTCGACGAGTATCTATCAGGCGATTATTTAATTACAAGCACGAAACACACCTTTCAAAATGGCAAGTACTTTATTACAGCACGAGTCAAGAAGGATACACTCAACTATGAATAATCTATATACAACCTTTATATGGTTTACCGGCGTCGTAGAGGATATACAGGATCCGAAGGAACTCGGCCGTGTACGTGTTCGCTGTTACGGATACCATAGCGACCGTCAAGATGAGATACCGACGGTGTCTTTACCGTGGGCATGCGTCATGAATCCTATACAATCACCATCGCACTCGAAAATAGGCCATTCCGCGACTGGTATATTAAACGGAACATGGGTAGTTGGCTTCTTTCGCGATGGACATACAGCACAAGATCCTGTTATAATGGGTACAATTCCATCACAATCTACAGTTGCTGCTGATACTACAAAAGGATTTAGCGATCCGTCTGGTATATATCCAATTATAAACGAAAATACTAACGATCAACCTCTACAGGCTACAAAAGAGTATAAAACAGCACCTTCTTATATACAAAGAGAATCACTGATTGGTATAGGTAATACAAAAAAATCAACACATGTACCGATAACCTTTCCTAGTATAAGCGATAAACCAGTATATCCGAATAATAAGGTAATAACAACACCAAAAGGGCATGTATTTGAGGTAGACGATAGCGATAATGCAGAAAGGTTATTAGATTATCACTGTACTGGAACGTTTAATGAAATAAGGGCGAACGGAGATTCTCTGACGATTATTAACGGCGATAACTACAGACTCGTTGTATCTGGTGAGAATGTACGTATTCAGGGCGCCTGTAATGTACACATCGATGGTAATGCTAATACACATGTAAAGGGCGACTACAATATAACTGTAGATGGTAACTATACTGAAACGATTAAGGGCTCGCAGACTACAAAGGTAACGGGTAATATCGATATCGATGGTGCGAAGATCGATTTAAATTAATATGAAAGGAAAGTTTATTATACGTATGCACGGTGAGGTAATACCTTATACTGATTTTGAGTCTATACCAGATCAAATAGGTGCGGTAATATCTTTTATGCCTGATATTCCTGAGCCTCCACATACTGAAGAAGAGCACGAACTGATACATGCCTTTCATGATAAACTACAAGAGCTAATCAAAAGAGAATCATGCCAGTTACGATAACAGATCCTGCGAATGTTGTAAGGAATACTGAGTTTATAAGGACTATAGTTCCTGATCCTGGTGCTGATACGGTGATATCGATTACATGCACGCCGGTTGGTAATATCGATTCTGGCATTACTCTATCGACTACTGATACTACTATAGTAATAACGGGTAGTTATGAGGACGCGTTTGCTGACGAGTTAAAGTCTATACCAGTCGGAGAGTCTGATTTGACTGTAACACCAACTATCAGTACTACCTTTGCTGAGGTGCCGGAGAATCATATTATATTTGAGGCGAATCAAGATCCAGCACGGAGTGTAACGAAACAATATACTGCAGTAGTTACTATTGAAGATGCTATTACATTTGCTGAATCAAGCGAAACAATTACCTTTAATCATGTTGTTGATACTGATATTACAACCTTTATGAATAAACTCAAGGAGATATATCCGTAATGCCTGCTGTAACACGTATAGGAGATGCTGATTTTGCTCACTGTTCTGGTATGGTAAGGGCGCAAGGTTCAGGCAATGTATTTGTTAATGGCCGACCTGTATCTTGTCAATCACATAAAAATACTGTGCACTTATTACCAGGTAGTCCTTGTCCAGCACACAGCGCAGCTATTACAAGTGGTAGCGGAACAGTAAAGGTAAATGGTCTAGGTATAGGGCGTGTTGGAGACGCAGTATCAGGATGTACCTCAGTTGCAGCAGGGAGCAGTAATGTATTTGCAGGTTAATAAAGCCTTAAGCGCAGAATCCTTAAGATACTGCTGTGCAGAATCCTTGGAGCGTTATATAGACAAGTCAAACCGCCGTGGCCCTAGTAGCCGTATAACGTTTCACTACACTTATTCTGTTTCTAACTAATGCCTTGAGATACTACTGCGTAATATCCTTGGAGCACCTGTATGCGAGATAAAAAGTTATATTTGAAATTGTCTTCGAATTCTCGCGCGAGAATTTTAGGCCTGAAACTATGAGCGATATATTATAAATAGATTATATATGAGTTACGATGATACAGTGGTTTTCGCAGAAAGATCTTTGAATCTTGCTGGTTTGCCTCCTGCTCCTGCGGGTATGCACTATATGCCAGATGGTAGTTTAATGTCTGGTACTGAACATGTAGATGCTGTTTCAACCGTTGTCGAAACAGGTGATATATTAGTATATGGTGCTGGAGCGAGTGGAGCAAATGGTGTTTATCGTCAAGTGGGTACCTTTAGTGGTAAACCGAATTATACTAATGAGAGTGCATTCATACAATGGAATCCCTATTTAAATAATTGGCAGATTGGAGCAAGGTTTATAAGTTGGTATTACTCAAACGATGATGTGGCTACTCCAGACTTAGCAACTACCTGGGAAGTGGTTTTTGGATTTAGTACGCCGCCTGTTCCAACAGTAATAAAGAGTCTACCAGTTGCTTATGATAATCCTGTACCAAATTACCAAGCGGCTTTGACTGTAAATTCTGGACAATCTGATGCTTTTCAAAGTTCGCGGACTTCTTCGCCTGCCGTATATTCTGACATTCCTCTTGATTTGAAGATACATCCGAATCTGTATGATGTGCGACCTTTGAAGGATACAAGAGCGGTGCAGCAGTCTGTAAAGAATCTTGTCTTGAGTAATTTTACTGATAGGCCCTTTCAACCGTATTTAGGTTCGAACGTGACCGCATTATTATTTGAGCCGGCGGATGTTGGTACTGCAATTGCTTTAAAGGAAGAGATCATTCGTGTATTAACAGATCACGAACCTCGGATTGCAAATGTGACGGTGCAGGTATTTGATAACTCAGACCGCAACGCGTATAAGATAAATATTGGATATACTATTGTGATATCTGATACAAACGATAACACCGAATTTTATTTAGAAAGACTACGATGAGCAGACATACACTCAATGTTACAGAACTCGATTTTACCGAGATAAAGAAAAATATTAAAGAATACTTTCAGCGTCAAGATTCTGAATTTAAGGACTGGGACTTCGACGGTTCAGGTTTAAATACACTCATCGATGTATTAGCATATAATACACACTACAACGCGGTGAATGCTCATGTCGCGTTAAACGAATCATTCCTCGAATCAGCACAGGTTCGAGCAAATGTAGTATCACGTGCGAAGCTTCTTGGATATACTCCATCAAGTATGACCGCGGCAATTGCAAGCGTATCACTTACGTTTAATGCAGATGCCAATGCAGACATTACATCGGTCGCGTCCCTGCCAAAAGGTTCCACCTTTAGCGGGATCGTCGATGGTGTTACATATACTTTTGTTACACTCAGCTCATACAATTCTTCGGCTTCCGTGAATGGAACAACCGGCGCTCTTGAATTTGTTTTTCCAAATGTAGATATTTATGAAGGACGATTAAGAACAAGAACATTCGATGTAAATACAAATGTTGAGAATCAGAAGTTTGTTCTTGCTGATCCAATGATTGATACACAACATATGTCGGTAAACGTGTATCCTTCTCGTAATACACAAATAAAAGAAGCCTTTACTCGATTTGAAAGCTTTAGTAATATTAGTGGCGATGCTCCTGTTTATTTCTTGTATGAGAATCACCAGGAGTTT